TGTACTACAGTAGCAGGATTGGTTTGTGCCTGAAGATTTGCCTGCATAGCTTTTTGTTTTTGCTGGTCGGCAATCTGCTGCAACGCAATCATCTTGATCGTGTTTGGCCCCATTGTCTTAATTTCTTCTTGTAGTCGTGGGCCACCTTTCATCATCTCAGCAGAAACGTTTCTACCCAAACCTACAGGTTCAATTGGTTGGTATGCCATTATGGAGTGTCCTCTTCTACGTCTGACGGAATTATGCCGAAGCTTTGGAGTAGACCCATGAGACCGCCAGATCCCCCAAGTAGTTCAGATAGTTGGCTAGGTTTTGCGTAAGAATACGATTGCGCTGCCAGTGGTAACCCTTGCAACAACGACTGTTGGTATTGCGTCTGCTTATAGGGAAAGTCTCGCTCTTCTTCAAACTGAGCAATATCGGCAGCAATGCCTTCGGCTTGAATAGCGCGTTCTTGTGCACCCAGATTGGCTTGGTTCTGCAGGGCTTGTAGCCCGTACTGGTTCGTAAGGTTTTGTGCTTGTTGTGCCGCACTTTGCTCGGTATTAAACTGTTGCATGGCCTTATCGTACGCAGTTTGGTAGCCTTGCCCCGTAATATTGGCAAGATTCTGCCCTAAACTACGGTTTAACTCAGACTCCATAATAGCTTGTCGAGAGCCACCATAAGCACCAGCTTGCGTTAACCTGTTAGCATCTCCAAGACGGGTGATCTGAGCTTGCCGTCGCGCCTCTTCAATCTGAGGGTTTAACGCCGATTGCAGGTACGGGTTCATATAGTCTTGTGCAGCTTGCGCCGTAAACTTTTGTGGTTGGAACCCTGCCGCACCCATCTGCCCAGTAGGAACGGATAGATTACCTACCCCCTGAAAGGCTGCTTGTTGGGCTGTAGATTGCCCAGCCGAAAGTGGGCCGGTATAAGCTTGGTATGGTTGGTTTGCAAGAGCTTGACCCTTACCCAACATATCAGTGACGTAATCACCCGCCCAGTTAGATAGGGAGGATTCACTACCTGTTTGTTTACCTACAATAGGATCTGCCGCTGCACCGCCTGCTTGGAACCTTTTGATATAATTTGTCATTGTTCTTACCTGCTAGGCATGAATTTGTTAGGGTTTATCTCTTTACCCTGTTCTTTATTGCCGGTACGAGCTTGTCGAACTTTGTCCATCATACCGTATAACGTGTTAGCACCAGCGTTAGAATTGCCGTTGCCAAGGTGACTGACCACATCTGCAGGGATAACAAACTCCCCGTCGCTTAATCTGGCTTCTTGCATACCGTCAATTGTAGCAGGTACTTTGTCTGCCATTCCATCTGTTGCACCACCTAAATAGTAGCCCCTACCAGTACTCCCGCCAGCCGAATATGGATGGTAGCTACGATTGTATGCAGAAGCAGCGCCGCCACCAGCAAGTGCGGCAATACCGCCACCATATTTGTACTGGGGAGAGAAGCTGGCTAGACCCCCTTGTTGAGGAGGTGGCATCATAGTGCCTACCTGCGAAGGGGCAGCACCCATAACGGGCATTGGCATTTGTGGTTGAGGCTGGGGCGGCGCACCATACTGACTAGACTGCCTAGCCATATTAGCTGCGTTTTGCGCCTTTAGATTCAGTGCTTGTTGAACTGCACGTTGTTTAGCCGAAGCTTCTTGGCCTTGCTCTGCAAATTCTGTCTCTGAAAAGAACCGCTGCCCACCACTTCCGGGTCGTCTATTGGGGTCGTAGGTATCCTGTACACGCTCTCTAACGGCTGTGTAATCTGGGATTTTCCCTTGGTACCCTACTTTGTCTATTTGGGTATCAAAGAAGTCACTACCCGAAAACGCTGCTGTGCCAAGCATACTGAGTAGCCCAACAGTGCCTTGGTTCTCTTCGCTCTTTAACCAAGCAGAAGCATCTTTAAGGTAGTCTAGAAAGCCTGCCATTTTATTCTCCAAAACTCATTATTTGTGAGATTTCGTTTAGGAAATCATAATCTACTTTACCGCCTGCGGCCATACCCATTGGGCCTACTGGTGCGCCTTGCAGGTTCAGTGGCCCCTGCATAACATTAGCGATTGTCTGGGGTCGTCTGCTTTTCCCTGCAGCTAACGACTCTCCGTAAGGGCTTGCTGCACCAAAGAACCCGCGCTGTTGTTGGTTGGCTAAGGGGTCTTGGAAGTCGTATATGTAGTTGATTTGCGCCAAAGGAGACTGACTTACCGTAACTTCCTGCCCTTCAAGATCTTCAGAGCCTAAGACCATATCAAAGAAGTCTCTAGCTGCGCTCTGGTTTGCCGCAGTTTTTATTTGTTTTTGAGTCTCTGTTGCAGTATCGGTTATGAGATCTTGGGTAGTCTTAATCTGCTCATTGAATTGATTTTCGAGGTTGGTCTCAACTTCATTAATTCTGTTGGTTAGGGTGTCTTGAGTCACACCCAACCGAGTCATCAAATTTTCTTCAGTAGTTTCTAAATCCGTAGCCAGATCTGCAATAGCTAACTTAGTTGCTTCGTCGCGAGATATAGCTTGCGCTTCATACTCCGCTATTTTTAAGTACAGCTCTGTTTCAAGCTCGTTTACCTGTTGTCTTGTAGCAAGTAGAGCCAGATCTGCATCTAGTTTTGTTTGGAAATCCGTAAGTTGCTGTGTTATAGCTTCTTTAGTTGTGCCTAAATCTTCAGCCAGTTGATCTATGTTTGTGTTTGCTTCATCTAAGGCTTTCTGCAGAGCTTCATCACGATCCATACCGGCATCGGTGTACTCTTTCATCTTAGCGAGTATGCTTTTTTCTACATCAGAAACTTGAACCTTGGTAGCAAGGGCAGCTATTTCTGTAGCTAGGTCAGATTCAAACTTAGTAATTTGATCGGTGATATCTTTTTTAGTTGTACCTAAATCAGTAGCAACATCGTCTATAGCTTTTTGTAGAGCCTCATCTCGAAGTAAACCCGCATCTTCGTACTCTTTTATCTTTGCTAATATCGCTGTTTCTACATCAGAAACTTGGGTCTTAGTCGCCAGATCTTCTATGATTCCGTAAATACCCGTAGCTTCTGTCGTTATGTTACCTTCAGCATCAACTACACTAGGAGCACCTAAGTTGTTTTCTATCGCCGTTTTTATTGTTGTAACTTCAGAAGCAGTTGTACCTAATGTAGTAGCAATACCGTCTACTACAGTTTTTATGTCTGCTAACGCCGCTGTAGGGTCAGGGAGGGCAGCTATATCTGCGTATAGCCCTGTAGGATTGCCGTCAGCATCAGCAGGTACACCTACGGCTTCTTTTATAATTTGATCTATAGTTTTAGGAGTACCGTCAGCGTTTGTAGCCCCTAAAGAATCATTTATCCGTTGTATAAGATTTGTTTCTAGAGTTGTTAGCTCGGTTTTAGTAGCGACATATTTGTATATCCCAGTACCATCTTCAGCGTTACCTATATTGGTACTAAAAGCAGTGTCTAATTGAGTCTTGGTTACAAGATCAGCAAGGTCAGCATCCGTTAACATGTTTGTTTGGATGTCTGTAACTATAGTTTTTATGTCCTCTACAGTTACATCTATACCTGCTAAATCTTCGTACAGCCCTGTAGGATTACCATCTGCATCTTTAGCTACGCCAACAACAGCTTTAATTGCTTCGTCTAGTGTCAGCCCTTCAACAGCATCTTCCCCATACAAAAGTGCTTTTATGTCAGCAACTACATCTGTTTTAAGGTCTGCTATATCTTTTTTGGTGGCAACAAACTTGAAAATACCGGTAGCTTCAGTGCCTTCACTTGCGGGAGCCCCTATATTGTCAGTAAAAGCAGTTTCTAATTGATCCTTGGTTACAAGATCAGCAAGGTCAGCATCCGTTAACATGTTTGTTTGGATGTCTGTAACTATATCTTTAATGCCGCCCTCACCAACTAGGGCAAGATCTATTTTTGATACATCCGCATATAGCCCTGTAGGGTTACCATCTGCATCTTTGGGTACACCAACAGCTTTTTTGATGATGTCCTCTACAGATATAGGGTCGCCGTTTTCATCAACCCCACCTACAAGTTCGTCTCTTATTTTATTAAATAAGTCATCTCTTACGGTGTTTAAGTACTCCGTAGTTACTAGACCGTTTATCCTATCTTTTATTAACGCTACTTCTCTTGCTATAGTACTTCCATCAGGGGCAGTACCTAGTGTGTTGGCTATACCGTCTACTACAAGTTTTAGCTTATTTACTTGCTCTTCAGTTGCTAAACCACCAATAGCCTCATATAGCCCTGTAGGTTTGCCAGTATCGGGATCTTTAGCTACGCCAACAGCTTTGGCAATTGCCTCGTCACGCGTTAAACCCTCTCCTTCTAACTTCTTTATTAACGCTATTACGTTATCTTGTAGTGTAGTAACACCAGTATTAAAGTCCCCAACGCGTACGTAATCGTCGTCGTCACCCTCAATAGTTGCATCCCCGAGGTCAGTGTCACCACCAGTCTCTGTGTCACCACCTGTATTGTTACCCTCAGTATCGCTACCCGCTGCAGCTACCTCTGCAACCTTGCCTGCAACTGCTTCGTCTATGTCAGTAACGGCACCCGAAAGAACGTCGCCAACAAGATCATCAATAAAGTTTTGCGCTAACTCCACACCTGCTGCTGTTAAAGCAGCTTTTATCTGGTCTCTAATACTAGATTCGTCAGTTCCACTTGCTGCTGCGGTTTCACCATCGTCAGTTTCACCTTCTGCAGAGGCAGTCGCCGCTACTCGTTCTGCAAAAACACTTTCTTGGTACGCTAACAGGTCTGCAACTGTAGCGGGGTTACCATCTGCATCTGTGATCGACGTAATATCCGCACCAACATACATATAATCGCTGGGTGTAAGGTCTGCAGGATCAAGACCGGCGTTACGGGCAGCATTATCTACGTCTTCTCTTGTAATTACTTGAGCAACTGCGGCTTCACCTTCTGCTGCGGCAGCTTCTGCGACATTAACGGCGGGGATAAAAACATCGTTTGTGTGGGTTTTTAAAACGTCTGCCGCAGTAGTCCCTTCGTCTACAACCCCTATCAACTCTCTATCTTCGGGAGTAAGCTCGTAATCTGCACCTAAGCCCGCAGCTACTGCGGCGTCTATCAACTCTTGCTCGGTAACAATGTCGTCGTTTATGTCCTGTTTAATAGTAGTTTCAAAGTCTTCCCCACCCTGCCCCGCATAATTTTTGGCTAGGTCTTTAGCATCTTCAGCAGATAGTCCTTGGGCTATTAACGCTGCTTCAGCCTCTGCTTCAGTTACTACTCTTGGGTTTGCGTAAGTTTCTAACTCACCATACTTACCCTGCTGAAAGGTTTCGTCACCTTGACCAGAGTACTGTTCAATTAAGTCACCACTAGGGTTTTCTATGCCTAGGCGTATTAGTTCCGCTTCAGCTTCTTCCAAAGTAACTTGGCGAGGGTCTATATAGTCGGGTATATCTGCTTTATTATCTTTATAGTTGATTACTTCTTGCGGTGTAGGGTTGTATCCTAAGTTGTTAAACATAAGACGAGTTGCATCTATTTCTTTACTTCTTAGATCTACCGCACCCCCAACTAGGTTTACGTAGGCCGTAAACTCGTCCTCACTAAGCCCTGTTACCCCGTCAGTATCAAGTTCTGCAATATTAGCTAAGTCTAGCTGTTCAAAGTCTGGGTTTTCTGCTTCCCAAGCCTCCATAGCTTGAGCGCGTTCAACAAGTTCTTGCCCTGTAAGTACACCGTCGCCGTTAACGTCAAACTCAACATCAGAAGGAGCACCATAGATGTTCTTACCTACCTCCGCAATGAGGTCTGCCATGTGCTCTAATTCGTTGCTATCCCCAGCAAGAGCTTCAATTTGTGCTGGTAGCAGATCTACTCCTAACGCACCCGCAGCATTAACAACTTCTGTCTCCGTCAGGTACCCTGCATCGTAAACTTCATTAACTATATTATTTTGTATTCTAGGTTGATCTATGCCAAGAGAAGTCAAAGCTTCTTTTAGACCTTCAGCTATACCAAGTGGGTCTGCACCTCCCTCTATGGCTACATCAGCGTCTAACTTTACTTTGTTTATTTGTGGGTTAGCGTTAATAAGAGCGTTAGTTACAAAATCAGTAGCCGCTATACCTGCACTTGTAGGCCCACCAATTAAAAATGCAAGCATCCCGCTTTTGGTCATGTTACCTACGGCATCTCTAGATATATCTCCTAGTTCGTATAGCGCGTTTTCAACAACAGCAGTTACACCAGTCTCTTCAATTAATTCAGTAAACCCTTCTTTTAAAAATACTTCAGTAATCTCGCCTACACGATTTACAGCTTCCCCGAGGTAGGTACTGATAGTTTCTTTTACATTCTTTGGCGCATTCTCAAATACTGCCCCACTTATATCGCTTATAAAATCATCAAAAAAGTCTTCGGCAGTGGCTACGCCTGACCCAACAGCATCCGACGCTGATTTGCCACTTTTACGTAGGTAGTCTTCAAGGGCATTGCCTCCGAAAAACATACCTCCTGCTGCAAGTAATGCGCCTGTAGTGCCTGCTTTTATAGCTACAGTTTGAGCCGCATCTTCCGCTTCTTCTTGGGTATAGGCTTTACCCGTTTCTTTGTTTATAGGGGATTTTCGTAAGAGGAGTTTTTGTACTTCTTCGGCTTCTTCTTGGGTATAGGGTTTCCCTGTTTCTTTGTTTACCCGCCCCTCATCTACGAGCATCTGCTTTACAGCTTCTGCTTCTTCTTGTGTGTAAGCCCTTCCTGTTTGTTTGTTTATCTCTTCTTCAAAAAGCAGACTATCTAACGCTTGTTCGTACGCACCACCAGCGGCACCGAAACCAGCCTCCGCAAGGTCTAATGTAACGCCTGTGCCGAAACCAGCTTTACTGGCTATACGCTCCGCTACCTCTTGGGCTACTCCTTTTAAGGCAAGTGCCCCTCTAGCTGCTGAAGCTGTTCCCCCAGAAGCTATCAACAAAGGGATTTCTTGCGCCATCTCAACGCCGACGTAATCGATTAGGAATTCAGTAGGGTGGTCTGCAAGTGCCCCAAATATAGCTTTAGCGGAGTCTTCAAAACCCTTCGCTTCGCCAATACGTTGCTCTATGTCTTTTAGGCTTTCTTTGAAATCGGCGTCATAGGTATCATTACCAAGGGCTGCAAGTTCACTACCGAGTTTATAGAGCGATGTATCTTCGGGATTACTTCCCATCAAAGCCACTGCCCCAGAGACTGTCTCCATCAAACCACCAGCAGCTTTTAATAGGACTGCTTGCGAAGTCTGCATGTAATCACTTTCGTAATACTCTTCAGCAGTCTGTAGCATAGCGTTCAAGCCTTTCTTGGCGGCTTGTGCTTTTATGTCTGTCTCAGGAGCATCTTTAAAAAGCTCGTCTACATCCCCTTGTAAATCGTTTAGGAATCGCCCAATAGGCGTTTCAGGTGCCCACTGAGAATATTGATTACCATCGTTAGCGGCTTTTTCAGGATCAACCAAAGCGTTTTGCTGAAGTATTTGGTCTTGAACAGTATCTTCAGGGAACCCAAACGTTTTAGATATAGCACTGATTTGTTGATCAGAAAGTTCTAAATAGTTTTCTCTAGCGGCAGCGACAGCTTCTGGGCTTAGATCTGAAGGAGACCCACTGAACAAGATTCCAATAGCCTCGGCTACAGTGTAATTACCGTCGTATAATCTAGGTATTATCCGTAGCATCGGGTTCGGATTACCGTGATCGTTTTCTCGAACACCTCCTCGATATTGGTCTACAAGATCCCGAAAAAGCGTTTGACTGTATTGGTATGCCCCTGTTCGCGTTACGGTTGGATCCACTTTTATATCATCCCACGCATCTTCAAGGGACTGTGGGTTGTACTCAGCATTAGGAATGGGTTGAGGATTACTTGTGAGTCCAGCCGCTGGCCTTTTGGCTGGGTCTGCCTCTATGAGCATGTCTGTATAAGCGGCTGAATTAAAACCAGAGCTACCACCAGTGTTGGTTTCTGCAGCGGCTTCTGCAGCTTCTTGTTCTTCGCGTTCTTTTCGCTCGCGTTCTTCTTTTCGTTCCCGCGCACGTTCTGCGTTTCTTTCTTGTTGAGCAAGATACGCGGCTTCGGCTTCTTCCCTTGCAATTCTATTGGCTTCTGCAAGTGCAGCCTTCTCGTCCGCGATCTTTTGTCGCGCTGCGTCTTCGCGTGCTTTAACTTCAGGGTCTACATACCCGTAGTCTTCCGCCTTGAGTCCTTGGCTTTCTAAGTATTTCTTAGCTTTAGACACCTTGCCCGGTTCACCAGACGCGAGAAACCGACGTACGTATTGTTCTGCATATTTAGAAAGAGCCATATCAGTTTGCTATCAGCACCCCCTCAAATGAAGCGCCGACGACTACGTTGGTGGTATCGGAGCTGGCTCGGCATTCTATATCCGTTTTCTCTGCAATGCTGAACGGGTAATGAAAAGGCAATACAAGCAAATTACTCTGTACTGTCTGTATGATCTTTGTGCGAAACGTGTTTGAGCCAAAGTCTCTAGTCACGAACTTAGCGGTTACGTTCTTGTTAGCAATAGCGATAGCTGCTGTAAACGTAACATCGTCAAGAAATAACGTGAACCCTGCAGGAACTGTATACACTGACATCTGACTTTGGTTGTCGCCTTGTACTATATTCCCGTACGTTATTCCGGTAGGTACCCCACTGGTAACCCCACTATTAGCGACATAGATCGTACCTGCAGCAGTGCCGCCTGATCCTGAAGTAACAACAAATATGCGGTTAACCCGCAACCAACCAGAAGCATCGCCAATCTGCACTTGAGTCTGCCCGTTCATGCTAACGGTGACGGTCTGAGCTGCGTAGTTCTCGTCTACCCCCTCAACGGTTACGGTCTGTGCACCCGTACCTGCACTAGTATCTGCTGCACTAGAACTGCTGATAAACGCAGTAAAAGCAGCCGTGGGCCAAGGATAATCACCCCCAGTGCTCCATACCGTCTCTTCCGTGCCATTAATGTCTGGATTGGTACCGAACTTGTACAACGTAGAAGCACCAGCGATCTGGCCTTTAGCTACTTGTAACTCGTATGGTTCTTGGACTGCCATAGCGTTTCTCAGCGCGTTGTCTAGTTGGTTAAAGTATATCCGTAGTACGTTGTTGAACTGCTCAAACGACTCTTGGTTGTACACTTGAGGCGCATACGGCAGAGCTGGGGCACGGAACGGAACATTGTATACTGTGTTATCGCCAGCCACTACCGTCTCCCATCAGGCCGCATATCCAACCTCGGAGACCCCAACTGCCATGTAACACCTGCTTCCGTAGACTCTATCTTCATGGTCATCTGTCGCCCACGTACCCGAGTATTAAGTTGCTCTGTAAACTTCTCTATCGGTAGCACAGCGGATCGGGTAATTGTACCATTGTTTGAGCCACCCACTGACGCAGGTGAATTGTACCCAGACCCTGAATTCTGCATGGGCAATAACGTCATAACGGCGCTCGGGCTTTCTATTGTAGATCCGTCAAACGTGATATCAGGAAGTACGCGCCAAATGAAGTTGAATTGATGTCCGTCATCTAGATCGAACTCAGCGGTAGAAGCATACGCGTGTATAGGCGTGCTTGCTCCTAATTCGTTATCATCAACGCCTTCTTCCTGATTCACAAGATTGTTGCTATAAGTTGCAGCTAGTGGGTAGTCTCGCAAACCTGAATCCAACCATGCAGTACGATCCATCGTGCCATAGTACCAAATGTTATCCAGATAGTTATACACAACATACCGATCAGCAGTATCGGACTCAGCCGAGCAGTAAAACCACCAAACTTCATGGTAAGACTCTACAGTCCCCGCAAACACTTGGCGATACTGGGCGGTGTTAAAATCGTTAAAAATAAACTTACGGAGGTTACAGGGCAGTGGTTGCGTGCGCCCGTCATACATATAGAACTTGTCAATAC